GCATTAATCATTTTATCTTTCATATCTTATTCTCCTTAAATAATTTCTACTTTCTTTCCTAAATCTGTAATCGAATAAATAACTGGGTCCTTACTTGGGGCGAAAATGCCCCAGGTTATTTAAAAACCCATTTATTATTCAGTCATTAAATCTTCTTTTATCTCACCAATAATTAAACTAATAAATTCGGCTTGGTCCGGGGTTGCTTCTGCAATCTTTTTACCTTTACCCAAATATTTTTCAATAATATTTGTGACCTGCGGAGCATAATAAGCAGAGTCTTTATTCATTAACTCTCCAACAATAGTATTAAACTCTTCCATTAAAGCATTAAAATTAAATGTTGGTGCTTCGGTAACAGTTTGTCTTTCGTTAGTAATAAACTTTCCGTCATGCTCTTCAGCCTCTAGTTTAATAGCTTCTTGAACAGCATCTTTTAAGTTATCATAACTCATTTCAATCTCGTTTGGAATGCGTTTGAACCGACCGCCGCACTCAATACTACCATCTGTGCATCTCAATGTTAGAACAGACATTGAGTTTGCCTTAACTTGATGAGCGTATCCATAAATATCCGCCATTCCTGCAATAACGGTTTTTGTGCTAGCCGATAATGCAGGTCTGATAACAATTCTTTCATTATCTCCTTCTCCTACTGTGACTTCTTTATCATGTCCTAAGAAGAATACAGCATAGCCTAACTGAGCAATTCCTCTAAATACTTCATTAAATTCTTGCTTATATGCAGACCATCCTTTACCATAACCTAAGTCGCCAAGGTTGTCAATCGAATATTGTTGACATATGTATTTCTGACATTTTTCAGCTGCGATGTCTATGGTATCAATAATAACTGCTTTATAAGCATCCTTTACTTCTTGCTTTTTAAGCTCTCTGAAAACTTGTTTCATTTCTCCCCAAGTTGTAACATCTTGAGCCATTACACCAGGTAGAGCATGATATCCAGGCTCAAAAGCAATTAGAATCGCTCCTGGCATCTAAGTTGCCAAAGTAGTTTTTCCTGTTTTAGGTGCTCCATAAATATATGTAATATATCCACTTAGATCTGTACTAACTTTATGTGGTTGAACATTTAGTAAATTAATTGCCATTTCTTTTCTTTCTCCATTTCTTTACGTATCTCTTATACCAATTACATCTTTTATTTTTACGACAAGTGCAGTAGTCACAATAATGACATTCTGCACTTGTTAATTTTTTATAATCACTAAATTTTCCCACAATTAGAAATTAAATTCTCCTGCTTTTGGACCATTAGCAGCGTTTTGAGATGCTTTCCATTCATCCTGTCTTTGCTTAATTGTAGCAATAGCAGTTTCTCTATCAGCTAACGCTTTCTTAAATTCATCAACTGTAATAGAACTTTCATCATCCCATACATACTGATCTCTAGCAGCACCTGTGATGATCCAATCTTTACGATTGCTTCTAATCTCTCTAACGCTATCATCACCGAATGCAGACTCTTCTCTAATCTCTCTTACGATAGTTTCAGAAATCTGACGACCCCAAATCTTTGTAAAGACTGGTTCTGATGGACTTGCATTCAAATCCTCAAAATAATTCATAGCATTAGGATTAGTAGCACTAAATTCAACAGGAAGAAGTGCTTTTCTAAAATCAAATACAAACCCCTTGATGATAGCCTTTTCTGGGATATTTCTTTCCTCATCTGCTTCTTGTCTAACAACATTACAGATAATCATATCCATATCAAACTTATTTCTGACTTTTTCATCATCAGCGATTGTATCTGTTGTATGAACAAATCCACCCTCATTTCTCTTAACACTAACCAACTCTTCTGAGCCACTTCTGTCGCTGAAGAACTCGTTAAGACCAAGTGCGGAATCTGCTCTTACCTTAGCAGCAGCATCTTGTCCTGCACCCATAACTGTCTTAATATTACCTTCAATAATATTATTCAAAACACCATATGTTGCATTAGTATTACCCTTTGCTGTCTTTTCTGTAACATATGTATAATGAATAGGAACAATATTTACACATTTATCATCTGTTGCAATATCAATTGTTCCTGTGATATATGTAGTTCCAGGATTCTTTGAGTTTTCTCCCGTCACTTTCTTTTCAAGCTTATGCTCGTAAAGCAACCCTTCAACGTGACATGCATTAATCATTTTATCTTTCATATCTTATTCTCCTTAAATAATTTCTACTTTCTTTCCTAAATCTGTAATCGAATAAATAACTGGGTCCTTACTTACTTTCTCAACATAACCATCATTTACCAGTTTTCTAATTGATCCTGATACTGTTCTAGATGATACAAACAATCCTTCTGCAATATCTCTTGCTTTCCAAGTTGTCGTATCTTCATTATCTCTTAAAAACTGAAGAATCAATTTACCATTATCTGTAAATGGTGGCTTCTCCTTTTCCTCTTTGTTTTTCAAAGCTTCCCAATAAATCATTACATTTTCGGGAACTTCATTTACATCTACTTTTGACATTAACGCATCTTCTACAAAATCAATAAATTCCTGTTTCTTAGACATTTTTATTCCTCTTTTCATATCTTATATATTAATTAT